GTCGGCTGAACAAGAGAGGATCGTCTTAATGACGACTCAACTGAAAAGCTTGACTATATTCCTTACAGACTATGTGCAACACGTTTTCAAAGACGTGAAGCACATCTACTGCGTACCTTCCAAGATGGAGAGGGATAAAACCCGACTTATCTTTGAATTGGTGAATCATGGGTCTAGAGTTTTGACCTTAGATTTACCTGCTCTCGGCAAAGCTTTTGATAAAGCCTTGAGTGTTGGCAAGCTAGAACTTTCTGGTCTCTTCCTTAGTGGTCGAGTCAGCAAAGCGAAGCAGTACCCGGCATTTCTGTCGGATCTGTTTCAGCAAGTCTTCACACCTGAGGGCGTGCTTAGGGACACTCCGAGCGTTGAAGCCATAATGGCCATTCGCACCCTGTTAGTTGCAGTCAAAAAGATAAGACTGCCTTTCACAGAAAGGAGTGCTGTCAGTGAAACCCAAAAGTTTCTTGACATCGAGTTGGACATACCGGAACCTTCCCTTAATTGGGGCGGTGTCGATATGTTTTCTGTTGATGGCTGTGATGGTCGGGATAGCAATACCCCGGCCGCCACATCCCATGACCGGCAACGTGCCGATCTGGGTGACCCTACCTGTCTGGGACATGAAAGTGTACTCAAACGGGCGGGTTTGCCTGTCGATAGTCAAGCCTACCGCATTCTCGCGGAACGGCTCCGTTATGTTAGCTACGTCAGCGACATAATCGCGACTCAATTCGGCGACTTCTCGCAAGAGGAATCGTACGAATTACCTAAGCATGGACCTGGCGTGACTGCGGATAAGAAACGATTTAGCGATAAATACGCCTTTACCCGCTGGCCAGCCAAGCTGGATGCCTACTACCCTTACGACTATTATGCTACCCCAGACTTAGGGATGCAGAACGTCGTAATCGACAATGTCACTATCAGCGACGAGGAAATACCAAGTCGTTTGATAGCTGTGCCAAAGACGCAGAAAGGACCACGGTTAATTGCCGCGGAACCCGTCGAACATCAATGGATACAGCAGCTGATAAGAAGTCAGCTGGAAGCAAGGTTAAGCAAGACTGCACTAAAGCACTCGATCTTTTTCAAGGATCAGTCGCATAATGGCAATCTCGCCCTCCTGGGATCGAAAGATGGAAGCTATGCAACCATCGATCTTTCTTCTGCTTCA